CCACTTGGGAATGCATTTACTTGTAATGCTCGAGGTGTAGTTTCATAAGTTTTAGCAGGATATCTTTGTCTACCAACTAATTTAAATTTTATTTTTGAATTTTCTTTATATGAATCTCTCATACCTTTCATATAAAAAACTATATCGTCTAATTGAGAACCACTTAATGTATTTAAAGAACCTACATTATATGAAAAATCTTTCCAAACTATTTCTAACTTTGGTTGATAGATTGTATTTGTATCTCTTGAAAAGAATTTAAATTGTCCATATTCAGATGAATCTCCTTCGGGACAATTTGAATCATCATTACCAACACTTCCACTTCTTTTTATAATAAACCCTTCATTTGAATAAGCTGAACTTGAAGCAAGTAATATACTAATAGGTTCAGTAACATTCATTCTCATATCATATCTATCATAATCAAAAGATTGAGATGCAAATCTTAAACGTCCAGCACTTCCACTATACCAAGTTCCACCTGTATCATTACTTCCACTTATCCATTGAGTGCCATCATTCTGTCCAACTCTATATCTCCAACTAACACCATCAGTAGTTTCTGGGTCATCGTGAAATGTTCCTTCACCTGCTGTCCAAGATTGTGAAACAATGTGTGCATATAAAAGTTGTGAAGTTGAAGTTAATCCCGTAGAACCAGCATCATATAGATTTAAAAAATATGAAGCACTTGGTTCAGGTTTATTATTACTTGGAATTAATCCATCTACTATTGAGCTTGAAATTTCTGTTAAATCAAATTTAATTAATGCTCGAGATACATTGATAACCGAAGCGTTATCATTCATATCTTTACGAACTTCTAATATTTCATCTAATCCAGTATTTCTACTTTGTGTTGCACTACCCTCATAAAGTGTAGCGTCTGCATCTGCGTATATAAAATAATGCATTTAATTATCTCCTAATATACATCACCAACTATTTTGCCCTCAATATCTACATTTGGAAATCTAATTTCAAATATTGATGGGTCTTTAGCTGGATATATTACTCCATTTTTAACTACCGTAGGATCAGTAAAATCATATAATACTTCATTATATCCTTTAGCAGCATTCCATTTATTTTCTATAATAATTGGTAGATTAAATGGGTTGTCGGTCTTTGGTGGTACAACTCCGGCAACACCGTCTACATCACTTATAAGATTTGCTATATCGGTTGTTACTATTGGTTGATTGATTTGCCATTTCTCAATTCTAAAATGGTCTTGTATAGCCTTTGTTGCCCGTAATAATACTTCAGATTTATTAAAATTTCTATTAACTAATATAGAATATTTTACTCCTATGTTAATAATATAAGCATCTTTAATATTAATAGCATCAGTCAAAACTCTTGTTTCTCCAAGATATCTCGATAAATTTTGTTTAACCAAATTATTACAAAGAGTTAATTTATTTGTGGCCGTGTATCCAAGAACATACATATTTAATGCTAATGGATTAGCTTCCGTATTATCACCCACATCTAATAAATCATTCTGTACCACATATGCTTTAGCAATAGAACCATATTTAGGTGGAAGTGTATATGCTCTAATCACATAATCTTCTTTTGTTACTGACCTACTTTGTGCTTGAAAGAATGCTAATGTATTATTTCTAATTTCCTCAATAGATTCTTCACTCTGGCCTCCAGTAGCCTGACTCGGATTGGTTACAGTTAATGATTCTTTAGCAGTAGTAACTTCTGATGTGGTTAATGTAGAATCTACTGCCGCGTATACCAAATTAGACCACGCATTTAAATCTCTTACTTTAGCATTATGTCCTACACCACCACCATGTGCATATGTGACTGTCAATACAGTATTGGAAGGTGCTTCTCCATATGCTCTCGTGTTGGTAAAATTCAATGGGTCAAAAGTAATTCCTAATTTAGTTGGTGAACCTGATATATTACTACCTACTGAAGTTGGGTTTGGTACTATTTCTTCGTCGGGTGCAACCAATATTCCTGCACCAAATCTTAATTCTGTTTTTTTATCGGGTCTACGAAATGTTACATATCGTTTAGAAGTTTTTAATAATTTTAAAACATATGGTGCTGTACCTGCAAATTGTACTAAATTTTTATCATTGTCTATATTATTCTCAAAATCACTCAATACAGTATCTTGAGCTAAGAATGGAACTTCATACCAAGTATTTCCGTCACTATCTGTTATTGAAATTACTTCTGTGATATTAGTTTTACCTAATAAAATACTATCATACTTTGTAGCTGCACCAAATGGGAATGTTTCCGAAGTAACCTCTCCACTAATTGCCTTAACTCGTTTTGTTATTTTATATCGGGTTGGAGTTCCAGTGCTATCTGTTAATGATACTTCATAAGTTCTTGGACTCGAAGAACTATTTACTTTAAAATTACAATCTTCCAATAATCTATAATCCACTCCAGTAGTATCACTTGAAACACGAGAATTATATCTAATATTAAGTGCATAATCCCAATCTGGTTCTAAATTATCGTCTGTACTGGCAGGTGCCGTATGTGTTAAAGTTAATTCTACTATTGCTGGTGAAATAAATCTTGGTTTATATCCTAAAGACTGTGCTATATTATAAATTGTATTTTTTTCTTGTGCAAATGGTAATAAACTTTCTTTAAAAGTATCATCAATATAATAATTTAATACATCTCCTACATATGCTGCCATTTCCACCATCATCATTGCAGGTGAAGTTTCATTAAAATCATTATAAACGGTAGGATAGTATGTTTTTGCAAACTCTATTAAATTGTTACGTAACGTACCAAAATCTTTTCCTAAATATTTTACTTGTTTATCAAACTCTGCCATAATTTTACTCCGTTATGTCGTAGAATACATCTAAAACTTCTTCAAATCCTGTTAGATCATTTTTTAAACTAAAATGTACATCAACATTTAATCTATTATCAACTTGTACAGTAACCGTTTTGCCTATTTTAAGATAGGGTAGCCAAGTATCAACTGATTCTTTAATCATTTCTTCAATAGTATCATTTATATCATCACCTATTTGTTCAAATAATAAGTTATGAATCTCACATCCAAATTCTGGATGTCCCAATCTCTCACCTTTCATAGTTAATAAAAGATTTCTTAAATTATATCTTGCCTGTTCCAAAGTAGTTTTAGTTTTTCTAAAAATACCATCATTTGCAAATCCTAATGGAAATGCTAAACCTATAAAGATATCTGGATCTTGGTCTTTTTCTCTTGAACTCGGCATTTTATTTATTTTTCTTATCCATTGCTTTTATTAAAGAACTATAATCTCGTGTTAGTGCATCTTGTGTTGCTTGAGGTACATCTTCTACTTTAACACCTGGTACACTTTTAATGGTTTGAACTGCTCCAATTTCTCTCTTTTGTTCATTACTACCTGCACCACGAACATCACCATATCCTAATAATTCTGCTGTTCTTGATGAATCAAAAGTTTCTCCACTTAGAGTAGGATAATCTTCAAAACCTTCTTTTGGTTTTTGTTTAAATCCCGCGGTTTCATTTAAAATTTTATTAAGAGTTTTATCTTTAGAATAAACTGTATGTTCTTCCGTAACTTTAGATTTTGAAACTGTCTTTGGCTTTGGTTTCGTCTTAAGTTTAATAGATTTACCTTCAGTAATAAATATTTTATTTATTTCTTTTTGTACTTCTTCTCGTACAGTTTTAGCTATATATTTTTTAAGTCCTTCTAACTTCATTTTATCATCTCCTAGTTTGTAACTTACTTTTTACCTATATTATTTAATGCTTCTCTTGCATTTTTTAATCCATCTAATGCCTGTTTGATTGCACTTTTACCTTGTTCTTTAATTACTTCTGAAAGATCATCAGATACTTCTTTAGATTTTTCTCTTAGTAAAAGTGCCGCTGCTGATGGCCCTCCTGTTGGATTAGCTACTGCTATACCCTCTTGTACTTTTATTGTGGTATCCGCCACATCAATAGTAACTTCATAAGACTCTAAAGTTGTATTCATATCGTCCAAATCTTTAGTTTTATTATTTAATTTTTTTCTTAATTTTTCAACATCTTCCCTCGTAAGAGTACCTTCATATTCTCCTATACTAATTTCTGCCTCTAACGCATATATACTATCTATCTTTTTTTGTAAAAATTTTTCTAATGCTTTACCTACTGATGTTTTTGCCATAATTAACCTATCCGTAAATAGCTGCTACTGCTGTTGGTAGTCGTTTCTTTCCTATTGGTTTATCAGTAAAAGCAGTTTCAAATGTATCATATAAATTTCCATCCTTATATTGTGCTATTCCATAATTTCTAGCAGCTTCTTTTAAATTAGCTGATGTGATTACAAACTCCGATTGTTCTCCTATTCTAACAATCCATTTTTCTCCAACTTCTCCACCACTTGGTATTTTAATTTCCACTCTTGATTTAGATCCAGTTTTAACTATATCACCATTGTATAATTTATGTTTAGGCATGCCTCTTTTATCATTTACAAATACTTTACCCAATGGTAATGTAATGATTCCTAATGGACTCAATAGTATTTCTATTAGATTTTCATCAACTATTTTTGTTTCCCAGTTTGTATGTCGCTTACCTGAATCATCCGTTGTTATTATTTTTACTATCTTTTCTGGCATCTTAATATCCTGAATTGGTTATATAGTCGTTAAGTTCTTCAATAGATTTCTTCGTGGGTGGTTTACCTTCTGGATTTGTTTCATTTTTATATTTAGAATTAAATATTTGTCGTTGTATACTTTTTAAAATTGTTGTCTCTTTCATGAAAACGGCTCCCTG